AATAGCTACAGAGGTTACACTTATACAAGCACCTAATAACAAAGGTTACGACATACTAGGTAACTCGCTTCGATTAAGAGAGAGAGGGTTTAATTTAGATGGTTCGGGTTATGCTGAAGTGGCTGATGACGATTCTATAGACATGATTTCTCAGTTTACTATCTCTTTATGGTTAAAACCTTATGTAACATATGACTCTAGTATGAGTACGTATACAGGCGTTATTAGTAAAGCCTCAACGGGTGACTCTTATGCTGTTTCGTTTACCAATAGTGGCGTTATAAATATTGGAACAACAGGAGGTAATATACAATCCACTAAGAATAGTTGGTCAGCTGATACGTGGGTAAATATAGTAGCTACTTATAGAGCTGTTAACGGTGTTTATTCGGGTGAAATGTATATAGATAATTCATTAGAAGTTTTATCTAATGATAGCTATGATGCTATGATTGGTTCAGTAGACCCATTGTTAGTAGGTAAAGGAGGAAGTGCTAATTTTAAAGGCATTATAGATGAGGTATTGCTTTATGATAGAGCATTAACATCTAAAGAAGTTTCTACTAACTACAAAACAAGCTTAAACGCTCATAAAGTAGGTTCAGCATTTAGTACAGAGTTCTCAAGTGAATTTGGATTTTAAAAGATAAACATGGCAAAGCAAGATTATAAGTCAATATCTATAAGGGATAGATACAGAACCTTGGTAAAGCAAATGAGTTTACCTAAGTTTAAACCTGCAAGAAATGAGGTTCGAGGTAGGGCTGAACTGTTAGATATGTTGGAAGAAATGTTTGAAAGTAAAGAAAAACATATAACAGCTGAAAGTATTAGAGCTTTTTTAAGCATCTTAGTTAAATCAACCAAAAACAGTTCAGATGATAGGTAACATATTTATATGCTTAGAAGAGCAAACTTACAAAGGATTAATTCCTGAAGAGTTAGAAGGTTCTTACGCTCGTAAAACTTACGATGAAGATGGTGAGTTATTAAATATCCTACCTACTACATTCGAAGAGGTTGGAGTAGATAATAGAATTAAGTTCGGTAGTGTTATCGAAATAGATGTGAATGGAGCTAAGCACTATATAATGGAGTTTAACGCTTCATGGCTACAGAGTGAGGTTACTACATTAATTAACTTAGGGAATGGTTTAAACTATCCTAGTAATACCTTGCTTACAAATGCAGAGGCTATAAGTTTAATTAACCAGTATACAAATGATATACCTGAATAAATTAAGAGGAGCGTTCATTATCACCTATAGTATAGGGGATAAGATACAACTACAAACACAAAGAGAAGATTATAAAACTGCTAAGACCTACGCAAAAGCATTAGGTAAAAAGCATAAAGTTAAAGTAAATGATAAAGCTAAAGCACGAACAGAGTAATACTGTTTATCTATCATTAGAAGAAAATTCTACTAATGCTTATGATAACTATTATTTACTTATATTTACTAATCTACAAACACGAGTTAGTGAAGCGAAAGTGGTAACTAAGGGAGATGTAAATGTAAGGTCGGTGGCTTTAACTTTCAACGTAAACACAGGAGCAGAACCTAAATATACAATGCAAGAGATGAGTTTCTTTTCTTACGATGTGTATGAACAAACAAACGCTACTAACGAAGACCCATTAGATGCCAGCGTACTCGGATTGCGAGAGGTTGGTAAAGCGTGGGTAGGTGGAACGAGTGAAGTGGTTTACGTTAAGCAAGCGGAGGCAAACAATACTAATAGTGTATATTTAAAAGTATGAGTTTCAAAGTAATAAATTTTGCATCAATCAACACACCTAAAGCAGTCGAAAGTCCTGCTAAGGAATGGGTTGCTTATGGTGAAGATAACGATTATTTCACTTATCTAATTGATAGGTGTAATGGTTCGGCTGTTTCTAACGCTATTATAACGAGTGTAAGCGACCAAATCTACGGAGAGGGCTTATCTGCTACGGATAGTTCTAAACGACCTTTAGACTTCGCTAAAATGCGTACTATATTTAGAGGTGAAGATGTAAGACGTGTGTCGGGTGATTTGAAAAAGCTTGGAATGGGTGCATTTAATGTAGTTTGGAACAAGGGAAAGACTCAAATACTCAAAGCAAAGCACATACCAATGCAGAACCTACGACCTGAAAAGGCTACGGAGGGAGAAATCAAAGGTTGGTACTACTCAGATAATTGGAATGAGTACAGAAAAGATAGGTACAGACCACGTAGAATAGAATCTTTTGATGGTTCACGAGGAGAGGAAACACAAATATTAGTTATTGCACCATATTCGGCAGGGTTCTTTTACTTTAGTCCTGTTGATTATGTAGGTGCTTTACCTTGGTCAGAGATAGACGAAGAAATAGCAAACTACCACAAGACAAATATCCAAAACGGATTCGCTCCTACAATGCTTATAAACTTCAATCAAGGAGTTCCTACAGAAGATGAGCAAGGAATGATAGAGAATGCTATCGAACGTAAATTAATAGGTACAGGTGGTAAAAAATGGCTTACGAGTTGGAATGATGACCAATCAACTGCTACTACAATAGAAACTATACCTATTTCAGAAGCTTCAGAGCAATATAAATTCTTATCTGAGGAATCTACTCAAAAGATTTTAATAGGGCATAGAGTAACAAGTCCTATGTTATTCGGGATTAAAGACGCAACTGGTTTAGGTAATAACGCTGATGAGATTAAGACGGCTTCTCAGTTGTTTGATAACAAAGTAATACGACCAAAACAAAATATCATATTAGAAGCCGTAGATAGTATATTGGCAGTTAATGGAATTGTATTAGATTTATTCTTTAAGACTATCGAGCCTATTGAGTTTGTAGAAACTGAAGGATTAAGTATAGAGGAAACAGAGAAAGAAACAGGCGTTAAAATGTGTGAGAACTTTTCTAAGGAAGACGAGAAGCAGGATTTTATCGTAGCTACTGAGTTAATTGGTTTAGGTGAAGAACTTAGTAGCGATGAATGGGAATTAATATCAGAAGAAGATGCTGAAGAACACGAGGATTTATTAGCCTTTGAGTTCGCAAGTACAGGAGTTGCAAGACCTAATGCAAAGAGTGAGCAGGATAAGACTATAAACGGATTCATGTATAAGGTTAGATACTCTTACGCTCCGTTAAAAGCAAGCTCTAATAGTAGAGAGTTCTGCCGTAAGATGGTGAACGCTGATAAGCTTTATAGAAAAGAAGACTTGATAGCAATGGGTTCTAAATCTGTGAATTCAGGTTGGGGTGAAGGTGGAGCAGATACTTATTCTATATGGAAGTATAAAGGTGGAGGTGCTTGTCATCATAAATGGAGAAGGAAGACATTTAAGAGCACTATTAAAGTAGACGTTAAAAGTCCTTTAGCTCCAACTGTAAGTACAGGTAAAGCAGATTCAGAAGGGTATAGAATACGGAATGATAGAGAGGTTGCTATGAAGCCTATCGATATGACTAACAAAGGATTTATAAAGAAAAGATAATGGCAGCACTATTTTGCAACGAAGATAAATTAAAGAGTTCTACTGCGATAAACTACAACGTAGATACTGCATTTTTGTTACCTTTTTTAAAGATAGCACAAGATAAAAATATGCAAGTTATATTAGGTACTGACTTATACGAAAAGTTGGAAGCTGATATAGTAGGTGGAACGATTGCAGGTAACTATAAAGTGTTAATTGATGACTATGTACAAGATAGTATTATCCATTACGCATTAGTTGAGGCTTTACCGTTTATATCCTTCCAAATCAAGAACGGATCGGTTACTCAAAAGAATAGCGAGAACGGAACGGCTGCAAGTAAATCAGATATTAACTGGCTTATTCAAAAAGAAAGAGATACAGCCGAGTTTTATGGTCAAAGAATCGTAGATTACCTATGTGAAAATTCTAGTTTGTTTCCTGAATACTCAAGTAACTCAGGAGCAGATATGAATCCTATTTCTAATGCATACAATACAGGTCTAAGGATATGATATACAAGCCAAAGAAGAAGAATATAAAGAAGCTATTAATATATTTAAGCTCAGTTAATGTATAGAGATATAATCGAAACTAATGTTATAAATACTGCTGCACTTGGTATAAGCTTTGCAGACATTAATGGATTCTTAACGGCTATTGTATTAATAACAGCAGCCTTATATAATATCAAGAAGATAGGAAACGAGAAAAACTAATGAAAGCACACTTACTTAGATTACGAGATGATGGGGTTCAAACCTTAGGAGCTTTAGTTATTTATGATGGTGTAGATAAGGTTTTTGAATGCGTTACTTTAGAGCTACCTTGGAAGGGTAATAAGTCTAATGTTAGTTGTATACCTAAAGGAGTCTATAACGTAGTGCATAGAGAAAGCACTAAGTATGGCGACCACTTACATATAGAAGACGTAAACGATAGAAGCTATATACTTATTCACGTAGCTAATTACGTAAGTCAATTAAAGGGTTGTATTGCATTAGGTAAAAGATTTGCAGATATTAACGGAGATGATGCTTTAGATGTA